CGAGGATGGGCAGCCCGATAGACTGCCGAATGTAGTCGCTGACGCTCAGACCGGCCTCATCGGCGGCTTGCTGGACATCGCATTTTTCGCTGGCGTTGACCCTGATCCGAATGTCCAGCGTGCGCGGCGCGCCGCCCTGGCTGCCTGCCCCCAGCAGTTCAGCCAGGGCGGCGCGCTCGGCAGGCGTCCAGTTCGCCGCTCCGTCCTCCAGGGCCAGCGAGGCGGCGCGCTCGGCGCGGCGGGCGGCCATTGGCGAACCGGACTGCTGCGCCTTGATGGCCCCAAGGGCTTCGCGCATAGCATCAGGCGAACGGGCGACAATGAGTTTGAGCGTGCTAACCGTGTCCATAGTGGTCCTCGTCTAATCCGCTCTGGCCGAACGGCGCAGGCTCGGGCTTGCCCGTCGTTTCTAACACCATCAGGGCGTCGTCGTCGCATACCGAACAGTAGGCCCGGCTGGCTGTCACGCCGCACCCCTGGCAACGGTAGCGGGCTGTAGTGCCCGAACACCACTTACCGTCTACCTTGTTGGGGCAGTACCAGCCGCTTGTGTAGCGGCTGGGTTTCATCTCGCACTTGTGGACGGGGCAGCGGGGGGCGTTCACTTGCGACCTGCCTTCTTCTCGCTAATGATGCGCTCGGCGGCCTCGTGCCCGTACTTCTGTTCCAGAGCGCGCTTGGCGGCCTTACCGCCCGCGCTGCGCTTGGCCTGGGCGACCCGAGCATCAACCAGGGCAGCAATCTGCTCGTCTGTCTTGCCGCCGAGCTGCTGCCAGTTGATGTTGACCGGATAGGAGAAGCTGATCCGCAGGGCGATAGCGTAGCAGCGGCGGGCCTCATCCATCCGGTCAGCAGGGACGCCGCGAGCGAGCTGGGCGAACTGCTGGGCCTCACGCTCGTTCAGGCTCAGGTTGAGGGCGGCGATGGTGTCAGCAGTAATGGTCATTGCCTTGTCCTTTCGCGTGGCGTCGTGTAGCTACGCTGATTGTAGCACAACGTAGCTACGCTGTCAAGACTGATCTGCTGCGCCTTGTGCCACAGCTCCAGCTCCTGCTCTTTGCGCAGCCGCTCCAGCTCCAGCGCGTCGCGGTAGTGGATACGTCCATAAAAGGTATTGACAAGTGTCCACCATAGTGGTATAGTGTCTCTGCCGTGAGGGACACGGCCCGGGGTGGGCTACTAGCCCAGCAGCCGGCCTGGGCCCCGGTGGGGAAGCCGGGGCCCTCGAGCATAGCAGGGGGACACAATGAACTACATGGACAGGACAGGCCGGGTGACGGACGGGGTGGACCAGGTGGACCTGGGCCGGTTCGGGCCGGACCTACGGTTCCACGCCTACCGGGTGGATGTCCAGCTACGGGACGGACGGACCCTCCCGGCCTGGGTGGTGGAGGATACCCACCAGCCGGACCCCCACTGGCCGGACATGGCCACAATCGTGGCTATAAGCCTGGACAACCTGGGGGACGCCAAGGCCCAGGCCATGCGGGTGGCCGGGCTTGGGGAAGCCCAGCTGGTGGAGGTGGCCGCATGACCGCCGCCGCCATCAAACCGATCCTGAAGTATCCCGGCGCGAAGTGGGCGTTGGCGTCGTGGATTGTGAGCCACTTCCCGGCGCACAACCACTACGTCGAGCCCTACTTTGGCTCGGGCGCTGTGTTCTTCAATAAGAGCAAGGCGCCACACGAGGTGATCAACGACCTCGACGGGCGCGTGATGCAGCTGTTTCGCGTGGTGCGTGACCGAGGCGAGGAACTGGCGCGAGCTGTGAGCCTGACGCCGTACGCGCGGGGCGAGTATTACGAGAGCTACACCAGCACGGGCGATGACCTGGAGGACGCGCGGCGGTTCCTCGTGCGCTGCTGGATGGCGCACGGGTTTACGCCCGTCTGCCGCACGGGTTGGCGCCACAACGGCAGCAAGGGCCTCCAGCCCATCACGAACCTGTGGAACGACCTGCCGGCGCGCATCCTCGCCACGGTGGCTCGGCTAAAGGATGCCGAGATCGAGAGCGTGCCGGCGTTGGCAATCGTGGAACGCTACAACACCGCCGATACGCTGCTGTACGTAGACCCGCCCTATGTGCTCAGTACCCGCTCGCATAAGAGACTCTACCGCCACGAGATGACCGACGCCGACCATCTCGCGCTGCTGGACGCGCTCGACGCCCACCCCGGCCCGGTGGTGCTCTCCGGCTACCGCTGCGCGCTCTACGACGACCGCCTGCCGCACTGGCACACCGTCTCCATACGCGCCCAGGCGGAGCATGGCAACACACGCACCGAGGTGCTGTGGCTGAACGACAAGGCCGCCAGCGCGCGGCAGTTGAGGCTCTTATGACCGCCGCCACCACCGCGACCCCTGACACCGCCCGCCGCCTCGCCGCGGCCTGTCCGGGCTGGACACTGACCAGAAACGACGCCGGCTGGTGGCTCACGCCGCCCGACGGCGACGCGGCGCTGATTGAGACGGAGGCCGCCTTGCTGGCGTGGCAGGAGCGGTGGAAGGAGAGACACGATGCAGCAGCCTAGACACATCGCATGGTTTTCCTGTGGCGCGGCCAGCGCCGTCGCCGCCAAGCTGGTGCTCGCGCAGCAGCCCGATGCGCTGGTTGTGCGCATCGTGATTGATAACGAGCATCCCGACAACGACCGTTTCACCGCCGACTGTGAGCGCTGGTACGGCCGCGAGATTGTGCGCTTGCGCTCCACCGAGTACCGCGACGTAGACGACGTGATCGAGCGGCGGCGGTTCCTCGTCAGTCCCTACGGCGCGCCGTGCAGCACCGAGCTGAAGAAGCGGGTGCGAGAGCAGTTCCAACGCCCGTTCGTGGACATCCAGTACTTCGGCTTTGACCTGACCGAGCAGGACCGTGCGCAGCGGTTCAGCGAGGCGAACCCCGAGGCCAACGCGCGCTACCCGCTGATTGAGGCAAGTCTGACCAAGGACGACTGCTTCGGCCTGCTGACGCGCGCCGGCATCGCGCTGCCCGCGATGTACGAGCTGGGCTACCGCAACAACAACTGCATTGGCTGTGTGAAAGCGAACAGCCTGCACTACTGGCGGCGCATCCGGCGCGACTTCCCCGAGGTGTACGAGCGCCGGGCGCGCCAGGAGCGGATGGTGGGTGCGAGCATCAACCGCGACCGCGAGACGGGCGAGCGCTGGTGGCTTGATGAGTTGGGGCCGCGCCTCGACACGCTGCCCCTGACATCGGACGAGCCAAACATCAGCTGCGGCATCCTGTGCGAGATTACCTATCAGGAGGTATCCGATGCCGCAGCCTGAGACCGACCCGCCCACCCAGCCTACGTCTACGGGAACCAGCGGCTGTCCTGGTGAAACGGAGGCTTAGCAGCACATGAGGCCAAGGCTACTCGATTTGTTCTGCGGTGCAGGCGGTGCGGGCATGGGCTACTACCGCGCTGGCTTTGACGTAACAGGTGTCGATATCGCAGCTCAACCGCGCTACCCGTTCGCTTTCGTGCAGGCAGACGCGCTCGAATATGCCGCCGCGCATGGGCATGAATACGACATGATACACGCAAGCCCGCCGTGCCAGCGGTACAGCAGCATCACAAAAGCCGCCGGTACAAGCGACAACCACCCCGATTTGGTTGCGCCTACGCGCGAGTTGCTTAAGCGTCTTGGCAAGCCCTACGTTATCGAAAACGTACCGGGCGCTCCGCTTGACAACCCGCTGATGCTTTGCGGCACGATGTTCGGGTTGCTGGTGGTACGCCACCGGCTGTTTGAGACAAACCCAGCGCTATGGTGGCCTCCGCAACCCTGCCAGCACGAGCGCAAGGTGGTGAAGCATGGCCGGCGTCCTGACCGCCGCATACACTATGCGGCGGTTACGGGTCACTTTAGCGATGTTGAGTTTGCGCGAGAGGCGATGGGCATCGACTGGATGACGACAACGGAATTGGCAGAGGCCATCCCGCCGGTATACACCGAGTTCATAGGCAAGCAGTTGAGGCAGTACGTATGTGTGAAGGCGACTTAGTTGGCCGCTAACCCGACGATGGAGGCTTATCAAACGATGGACAATGGGGAGAGTCGTCACAACAGGGGGATGTAATGCACGCACAAATCACAATCCGGTGGGCCGATGGGTCCACCACGGACTACCAGGTCCGGCAGGAGGACGCTGTGGACCTGGCCGTGTTCGCGGGGATTGGCCAGGGCCGCGTCCAGGACGTGGTCCAGGGTGGGTCCGGCGGGTTCCGGTGGTCCCTGGCCACGGACCCGGCCATGGTGGATGACCAGCCCACCCTGGTGGTGGACTGGTTCGAGCAGCGACCCCTGGCCGCATAGGAAGGAACGGACCGTGGAACAGCGCCTTTGTTCCTGGTGTGGGAAGCCGATTAAGGATGGGGAGCGGACCATCAGCGCCGCCCACCAGGGCTGTTACCAGAAAGCCTATCGGCTGGGGCGGCATCATGAACTGCCCAAGGGGACCCCGGGGCCCAAGCCCTGGTCCGGGCTGGGGAGGCCGGGCTATGACAGACGATGACCGGGCCCTCGAGGCCAAGGCGTTCATAGCCCGGGGCCAGCTGTCCCTGGCCTGGGCCACGGTGGCCCTGATGGACGATGTGGCCCGGCGCCGCCGGGCCACCACCAAGATTGAACAGCTGTGCAAGGACCAGGTGGCCTCGAGGCCCAGTCGTGGTGGCGGCCGCGTGCGGGTCCCTGAGGGGGGGGAGAAAGAATGGCGAACATCAACGTAACGCGCCAGGGGCCGGAAGTCCAGTGGGACGACACCGACCGAGGCGACTACATCCGGCTCTCGCAGCGGGACATCGACCCCGCCCTGCGGAGCCGAGCGAACGGTGATGTCATCCGCTCCTGGGGGCTGGTGCTTGGGGCGTTTGCGCTCCTGCTGCTCCTGGTGCTGTACGGCCTCGCGGGATGGCAGTGTAGGCCCGAGGCGAACGTCTTCGAGACGAGCGTAGCCTGCTACGCCGCCCAGACCTTTTTCTGGCTGTACCTCGCGGGCCTGGTGGTGGCGCCCCTCGCTGGAGCCGCAACGATGCTGTGGAGCTACCGTCGCAGGACGCTGGCAGAGACCGAGCGGGCGCTCATCACGCGGGACGCCTGGAGTAACCCCGTCCACGCTGACGTGCTCCGCCAGATGGGTGCTGGGTGGGCTGTGTACCAGTTCAATCAGCGGCAGGCCCACGAGCAGGCGGTCGCCCCCTACAAGGTGCTCCCCGGCGGGTTAGAGAACCTCTCGCTGCATAACAGCGTTTCGGGTGGAAAGACCGTTGAGCAGCTTCCTGAGCCAGAGGACGCCCCGAGGGTGATGACTGCGCGTGAAGTGTACGACCGTCTGAATAACCTGCCCGACGACGACCCGCACTGTTTCGTCTACGGGTCGAGCGGCACGGGGAAGACGACTTTCGTGCGCGGGCTGCTCGCTGACCGTGACGGCTTCCTCCTGGTCATCGACCCGAAGCCGGAAGGCGCGATGAAGTGGGGAGGCATCCCCTATGTGACTATCGACGACGACGGTGACTACGGACCTATCCGGGATGCAATATCGGCGGTGCTGGCCGAGTTCCGCGAGCGTCAGGCTGTGGGCCGCATCAAGCCACAGGAGTTCCCTACCATTACGGTGGTCGTGGATGAGTTCTTCCTCGCGCTTCAGAACGTCCCTGAGTTGGGCACGCTCGTGAAGCTGGTGTCCTCGGTCGGACGGTCCCTGCGTGTTCGTCTCGTTCTGATGAGCCAGTCGAGCCGGGTGAAGTCCCTCGGTTTGGAGGGCCTCGGGGACCTGCTGGAGAACTTCACGAAGGTTTACCTCGGCAGGTACGCGACCGACAAGGTGCCCGACGCCGCCAAGTACGCCTCCAGCGCGAAGAAGGCCGGCGTTGTGATGGACGGCGAGGAGCCGGTCGTCATCGACACAAGGGATGTGCCCGACCTGGCCCAGCGCCCCCTGACGGTGGTACCTTGGACTCCCGAGGACCGGACCCTGGTGACGCTGGGTCCTGAGACGGAGGAGCTCCTGGAGCGATTGCTCGCCGGAACCGCTGGAACTGGTTCCGGTGTGATAAATACCAGCGCAGGACGCGACACCGAGGAACTGGTTCCGCTGGTTCCCGGTGGTTCCGACGAGGATCGGCTGGCCCAGGCACGAACGTTGGCCCGCCATACGGAGATGTCCGCGAATGAGATTGCACGCAAGGTCGGCGGGCGTAAAGAGGCGGTGCTGGCGGCGGTGCGAGAGGTTCGAGGGGTGAAGTAGTCAGCGGGGGCGGGTTCAACGCTCGCCCCTGCACCATTTGAGGAGGCAAAAGATGGAGTGGTGCAATCAGTGTGGCGAGGGGCTGCACGAGGGTGCAGCCTACTGCGTCTGGTGCGGTGCGGGGGTGCAGTCCGGTGCGGTGACAGGTGCAACGGTGCAACTTCACGGTGCGGGTGAAACCGAGCGGGTGATGCACCTCGGTGCAGGCAGCACCATCCCGCAGGTGGACACCTACGCTTGGGTCGCGGCCCGGCGCGGGCAGATGTTCGGGGTGCTGAACGCCCCTGCGGAGTTGCACCCGATGTGGCGAGGTGCAAACCAGGTGCAGGAGCAGGTGCATACGGTGATGCACCCGGTGCATCACGGTGCAAGCCAGGTGCATCACCCGGTGATCGACTGGCTGCTGTGGGACAACCCCGTGGACAGGATGCGTGCGCGGGTGCAGAACTCCTGGCTGGTGCAGACCGAGGCAGGCACCATCGCGGTTGGCCTGTTCCTGCTGGTGCTGTTCCTGGTGTTCATCCCGATGCTGCTGGTGTAGGGAACTGAAGAACGAATATGGCCGCATCCTACGGGCCCACGGCATACGTGATTAGGACGGCCTAAACAGGCCCTGGCCAGGGTCTGGTCAGGGTCAGCCCAGGGGGTGGTCAGGGTCTGAGTAGGCCCAGGCCACCCCCTAGACGTGGTCCATAAACTATGTTAGAATAGGTCCACCGGCCCAGGGGAGGGGCCGGCCTAGTAATGGGGGATACATTTGATGACCCTACAGACGATGAACAAGGCCGGCGGGCTCGAGCCCTGGGGCTGGGTCCAGGCCGTGGACCGGGCCCTTGGCAATGGCCGCCTGGTGTGGACCTGGGTTCAGGTCCCCCTACAGGGCGCCCTGAAATACGGCCCGTCCGTCCTGCTGGCCCTGCCGGCGGCCTACGCGTCGGCCCAGTTCAGCACCCACCACGACATGTTCCCCCAGGGCCTGGGCTGGGCCATTGGGGTGGGGTTCGAATGGCTCTACCTGGGGACCCTGGCCATGTCCGGGTCCCTGAGGGACAGCCGCTACTTCCGGCTGGTGAACCTGCTGGCCGTCCTGACCAGTATCACCTATGTGACCCTGTGGGGCCTGGTCAAGTATGGGGTGCTGGGGGACCTGGACCCCAGCTGGGGCTGGTCGTTCTATGCGGTGGCCACCCTGCTGGCCGTGGTCCATGCGGCGCCGCTGGCCGGCCTGAACTTCCTCTATAACTCGCTCATCCACCAGCATGACCGAGAACAGGCCCAGGACCAGCAGGCCCAGGCCGCCCAGCAGGCCCACAGCTGCCCTGACTGTGGCTGGGCCCCACCGCTGGGCCACCGGGACCCAGCAGCGGCCCTGAACGGCCATAAGCGGCATTGCAAGGGGGGTGTCTGACCCGGACGGCCCCCCAGGAACCACAGAGATGCTGGCCATGAACGTGAAAGAACTGTCCGAGACAACAGAACGGGTGGGCCTGGAAGTTGCACAAGCCATTAATGCGGTGGCTGATGCCCTAAGCCGCATAGCGGCGGCCCTCGAAAGACAGGGGGCGCCCAATGCTTAGGGTGGCCATTGTGGGGTCCCGGGACTACCCAGACCGGCTGGATGTGGAACAGCTGGTCCACCAGCTGGTGGAAGCCCACGGGCCGGGGGTGGTCATCATCAGCGGTGGGGCTCGAGGCCCAGACAGCTGGGCCGTGGAAGTGGCCAAGGACCTGGGCCTGGACACGGTGGTCCACCGGCCCGATTGGTCCCAGGGGAAGGGGGCTTGGTTCGACCGGGACGTGGCCATAGTCCGGGACGCTGACCTGGTCTATGCGTTCTGGGACGGGGTCAGCGATGGGACCCGGAACACCATTCACCTGGCCCGCTGGGCCGGATGCCTGGCCTACGTGTTCACCCCGGCTTGACCCCGTCCACAAACTATGGTACAATCGTTCTAGACGGACTGGGATGGCCGTCCCGGCCCGTTCCGCCCCCACCAGCTGGTCCCTGGTGGGGGCATTCCTATTTAACATTCTCCCACATAATGTTCAATTGGCCCGGCCATAAACCGTCCATCAAGGCCTCAGTGTAAAGCGATGACCCCCGGAGCCGGCCTGTGCAGGCTGACACCGGGGGTCTGACTGTGTAAACCGGGAACGCTTTACAGGTCTACCGGGTCACCAGCGGCGCCACCACCACCGGGACCAGGACCCGGGTAAGGGGACCGTTCGGGACGTCCGGGGCGGTCAGCTCGAGGGTCCCCAGGCTGGTCCGCCGGTCAGCGGCGGTGTAGAACGTGATGCGGTAGCGGTCCCCCACCTGGGGGGCCAGGACGGCGTCCCGCGGGCCGGGCCCCGGGAACTCGATGAACCGCTGGCCCAGACCTGTCCCCCCGCAGCCGAGGAACCGCCAGGCGGACCAGCTCAGGGCCAGCTTGTCTACACACATATAGGCGGCCTGGGGATTGTTCTGGGTCCAGACCAGCTTCAGGGTCCACTGGGCATAGGCGGGCTGAACGTCCGCAGCGGCCTTGTCCCCCTCGAGCGGCGGGACCTGGCCCGGGATGGCGTAGTCCAGGTGGTCCTGGGTGACCTGGCCGGGGGTGGGGGCTTCCTGGGCGGCGGCCGGGAGCTGGGCGGCCATCAGGGCCACCAGGAAGGCCAGGCCCGCAGCTGCTGTGAGCATGAACGTAGAAGCCTTCATGTCGACACTCCTTGATCAGAGCGCCAGGCCTGGCGACCTGGCGCTGCGGTGGCTGCGGGCTCAGTACGCGAGCCCCGCCTCAATGAGCTGCTGCCTGACCTGCACGAGCAGGCGGGCGACGTCGGGCGCCTCGACGTTGAGCTCGCGCGCCGCGTCGCAGCCCGCGACAGCCTCGGCGAGCTTGCGGAGCGAGGCCCTCGCTTTCGCCTCGCTGTCGGCCAGCATGAGGATGAGCCCGTCGCTCGCCCTCACGACTTGCCAGGCCCCGCGGGCGATGTATGGCGCCCGCACGACTGCCGCGTTGAGGCGCTCGCCCTCGAGCATCCACCCGTCGACGACGAGCACATCGGTCGTGCGGGCGCCGCGGAGCTGGATGGGCACCTTCACCCGCTTGAACCGCTTGAAGTTCGCCATGCGAGAACCTGCCCTTCTACAGCAATCCCCCGCGTCTCAGCTCAGCTTCGACCACCGGGACCAGGTCCCGCTGGACATCCCCACACACCACGAAAAGCCCCCCCGCTGCCTGGACCCGGGCCCCGTAGGCCAGCTGGTCCGTGCTGGCCCGGCCACCGGGGGCCTTGATCTCGAGGGCCAGAAATCGGCCGGTGGGGAGGCATACCTGCCAGTCACTGGTCCCCTTCGGGGCCCCGTGAATGATGCCCTCCCCGTAGTAGTTGCGGAACACCCCCACGTTGGTCCTGACCACAACAGCCCCCAGGCCCTCGAGATACGCGATGGCCGCTTTGGTAACCTTGCTTTCGGGGGTTTGCTTGGACGTCTTGCGGGCCGGCTTTTTGTACTTGGGGTTGGGGTCAAACAGGCTCACGCCACACCCCCCTCATCCTCGAGGGCGGGCTGGCCACCCAGCTGCTGGGCCTCTGGCAGCATAGGCGCCACCTGGACGGTCACCAGGGACATGTGGTCCTGGATTGCGGCCAGGCTGGACTGAAGGGCCACGAACCGGTTGCGCCAGATGTGGGCCTGCTGGACCCAGTAGGCCACATCGTCCGTGACCAGGAAGTCCGGGGCCGCCCGGGTCCCCACCCGGTCAGCCAGGGCCTGGACCCGCTGGCGGAACGTGGCGTCCGTCTGGACCAGCTGGGACCCCTGCCGGATGGCGTTCATGGCCGTGGTGTGGTCCGTCCGGTACACGGCCCGGGCCAGCTGCTCGTAGGTGATGCTGGGGTCCCAGGTTCGTAGGACCAGGATGACGGCCCAGCGGGCCTGGGTAATTGCACGGGTCCGGCTGTCCCCCTCGAGCTGGCGCTGGGTGACCCCGAACAGGTCCTGGACCCCACTATAGAGGGCGTCCTGAACGCCCGGGGGGACGTTCAATTCTCGGTTGAATGATGCGCTCATGGGCGGTCCCCCGTCTAGGGCTGGGGGCGGGCCCATTTTGAACCTGGATTATACCAGGGATGAGCCCACCCCACCAGCCGGTGTTACCTCTTCCGGCTCAGGATGCCGTTCGCGTCAACCTTCCATGGGCAGTAGCCGGACGGGTGAGCGTCATCCTTGGCCGTGCAGAAGGCGCCGCCCTTACCCTCTTTCATCGTCCGGGGCTGGCCGTCCCGGCCCTTGTGCTTGGGGCAGCAGGGCAAGCCCTCAGTGGGGTGGATGTAGGCCTGGGTCCCCACCAGGTGGTCCAGGGGGTCCTGGCCACCACCCTGCCCCCAGCGGCGGGCCGGGGCGGCCGGCTGGGCCGGCTGGGTGGCCACCACGTCAAACACCCCGGTGGCCGGTTCGATCCCCCGCTGGGCCAGGACCTGGGTGATTTTCTCGAGCCGGTCCAGCTCGCTGTTCAGTAGCCGGAGGGTGGCTAACCCCTTGGTGTGGAGTTCCACCCGGTAGCCGTTCATCAGGATGGGGATGACGGCCCCCTCTGGGTAGCCCACGTTGTCAAAGTCCAGCGGTTCAGCGGCCTCGACCTGTTCCTTGGTTGGGATGCCGTTGACGGCCATGTCTGTGTCCTTTCGTTTGGCCCCACAGGGCCGTTGACCTACCGGGACTGGGCCACCCCGCTGGTGGCCCGCTGTCCTACGCGTCAGGGCCGCGTATACCTCGAGCCGGGCCCGCCGGGCTTCCTCGAGCCGGGCCGGGTTCTCGCCGGCCTCTGCCCTCAGGTGGGTCCACAGGGTCCGGGCCCACTCCACATCCCCATCCTGCCCGGCTTGCCGAAACTGGGCCAGCAGGCTGGCCCACTGCCGGTCCACCTGGTCCACCAGCCGGTCACTGGGCTGGTAGTAGCTGGACAGGTTCTGGGCTACGGTTGTAGTAGTCATCGGTGGTCCCCCTCGAGCGTGTCACGTCCTGACACCACAGAGTATACACCCATTGTGGACGGATGTCAACACCCAATGTGGACTACGTGTGGGCCTGGTACCCGCCCCCTATAGTCCCCCTTGCACGTCCACAAACCCTGTTGACAACAGTCCGCAATGGGTGTATACTGTCTCTGCCGTGAGAGACACGGCGGGCCGGTGGGGGAACCGGCCCCTAGTGACCAAGGGGGACGATATGCGCTACCAGGACGGGGAAAGCGGGGCCTGGTTTGACCCGGACCACCGCTGTGCGGCCTGCCTGACGGGCCAGGCCCACAGCTTCCGGGTCCACCTGGGCAACATCGCTGCCACGGTGGCTAGCGAGGCCGTAGGGGGTGACCTGTGGGCCACCCGGGGCCAGCTGGACGTGGACCGCTGGGACCGAGTCCGGCGGGAAACGCTGGACCAGCTGTGGGGGTCCATCCCCACATACCGGACCCGTGACGGACGGTAGGCAGCCGGCCGTAGTGCAACCGTAGCTATAGGACAGGGGCCGGGAAGAGGAAGGCCGGCCCACTAACTCGAGGGGGACACGATGACCGCTGATGACCTGATGATTGACGCCAACCAGGGGACCGTGGGGTTCAAGGCGTGGAGGCCGCTCCCGGCTGGGGGGTCGGTGACGATTGACCTGACCCTCCCGGTGGGCTTTACGGACGATGACCTGGCCCGGGCCCTCGAGGATTGGCGCCGTATGCAGGGTCCGGCCCTGGCCGCCCTGGACAGCGTGGTGGGGAACATCTCCACCCCGGCGGCCTCGAGGGGGAACCCGGACCAGGTGGCCAGCTATGACCCCGGCTCGTTCGTGTTCCCGTTCGGGAAACACAAGGGACAGACCGTGGCCGATGTCCACCAGCGTGGGCCCCGGGGCCGGGATGGTCGCAGCTATGTGGAGTGGGCCGCAGAGGCCATCCAGGACCCAGCGGTCCGGGACGCCTGCCGGGCCTACCTGGCCGCTCTGCCGGCCAAGGCCCGGCCGGCTGGGGACCCCGGCCCCCAGGACCCCGGCCAGGACGCTGACATCCCGTTCTAGCCTGCCCCCGCAGCAGAGACAGGGCAAAACAGGACCCCCCAGCCCTTCACACGGGCCGGGGGGTTTCTGCATGGCCGGGGCCGGCTGGGGTGGCCCAGCGGCCCTATTTTGCGGGGGCCAGCTGGTCCAGGTGGATGAACCCCAGGTCCCACTGGTCCGGGGGCCGCCGGGCCATGTGGACCCATCCGCCCGGCTTGTGGACGTCCACCAGGACGCGGGTCCCCCTCGGCAGGGTCCCGGCCAGGGGGAACGAACAGTCCGGGCCCTGGTAGACCGGGGCGGCATCGGTGATGACCACGTATTCATCCAGGCCGTCCCCGGGGTCCAGCTGGGCCAGGAACCATGTCATGGGGAACCCCCTGGGGTCGGACTTTCGGCCCCGGGGGACGGCCACCTGGGCGTGGGTCAGGTAGTGCTGGATGGGCCACCGGGTCCGCAGGTCCCGGGCCAGGTCCACCAGGCTGTCCAGCTGGGCCTGTGGGTAGGGGTCCCTCCCGTCGTTCCGGTTTTCCAGCTCGACGCCAATGCTACAGGCGTTCAGGTTCGTCCGGCCCTGCCAGCTGGCCCGGCCCGCGTGCCAGGCCGTCAGGCTCTCTGGGGTCAGGGCATAGACCCGGCCCTGCTTGTCCACCAGGTAGTGGATTGACACCCGGCTGGTGGGGTTGCGGAACCAGGACAGGCTGGCCGCCGCTGACCCCACCGTGGCGTGTAGCAGCAGCACATCCACCGCGACCCCAGGCCGGCGGGGCTCGTGGTGGGCCACCCCCTTCAGGTTGAATGGTATGGCGCGGCTATACATCGGCGCCCCCTTCCCGGGGTCCCGCCCCATACAGTAGGACCGTCTCGAGACAGCCCCTGCTGCAGCAGATGACCAGGTCATCGTCTGGGCCACCGTGGGCTGACCACCAGGCCCGCTGGGCGGCCAGACTGTCCGGCCAGGGCTTCCCGCAGCCGGTACATCTGTCCGGGGGCAGGACCAGGGCCAGGGCCGCCGGCTCTGCCGGCGGGAGCGTGGGGCCGTCCCCCTCCCCCTCGAGGGTCACCCCGTAGACCGGTTCCCCGGCCAGGCCCACAGCCCGGTCCACCAGGCGGGCCGTGGCCTCCACCAGCCGGGTGGCCAGGGCCAGGGCCACCAGGCTGGCCGCCATCCGCATTGCATCATTCATCGCTTTACACTCCCGGCCAAAATCATGACGGGCACGTTTATGGCAGTAGGATGCCACAAACCCCGTAATTCATGACGGGCATGTCGGGGGCATGTCGGGGGAATGACGCCCCCTGTCACGGCTGTTTATGGCTTTGATATGCCGTATAAAACGCTTTACATGACGGGCATGACGGGCAGTTCCACAAACTTTCCCCATGTATGTTTTTCCATACCCTCATAAGGGCTACTTTATGGAAACCCCGTCATGCCCGTCATGTAAAGAATATATAAGGCATACTAAAGGCTTAACCCCCCGTGACAGGGGACTGTCATGGCCCCGACATGCCCGACATTTTTTTAGGGGTTTAGGGCATTGGGACGGGCGATGTTGCCCCGTCATGCCCGGCCCGTCTACTGTAAGGGGTTTTTGCGCCCCTTCAGCCGGCCCTCGTACCAGGCCACGCTGGCGGCAGCCACCAGGCCGGCGGCCTGGACCACGCTGACGGGCCCCCGGGACAGGTCCCCGGTGGCGTACACGGTCAGGAAGCCGGCCGCCAGGCTGACCAGGACCACCAGGCCGTAGCGGGCCACGCTGGCCCACTGGCGCTGGTCCCCCTCGAGCCGGGACAGCAGGGCCGCCACCAGGTGGGGGACCAGGAAGCCCTCGAGCAGGGCCAGGGCCGCGGTGGCGTCCGCCGGGGTGAAGCTGAACTGGATGTCCATGTGGTGGTCCTTTCTACTGGAATAGCGGGGCGCCATATTCGTACAGCTCGGCGGCCAGCTCGTCCGGGAACGAAGCCCCAGCCGCACACACAAAGGCCATCGCTATGTCCCCATCGAGAAAACCGAACGCTGTGCCCCCGCCTATTTCAAAGTCCCCGCTACTGTTGAAAATCGCGGCGGGGATGCCGGTGGTGTTTGTTGCTTTGACCCCATTGACGTGTATAGACAATTCAACACTGGGGGTATAGCGGGCCAGGGCCAGGGTCCAGGCGCCGGGGACGGGTTCCGCTCCCGTTACGGATACGGCGGCGCCGCTGGTCCCGTCTGGGGTTACAAAGAACCGCCATGTGTCCGGGGTTCCGCTGACCACCCCCAGCGCGTAGGACCGCTGGTTACCGATCAGGTTCCACTTCCCTACTGCTAACCCGTTCGCTGTGACCCCATTCAGCCGGACCCAGGCCCCCAGGGTCAAACCGCCCGTAATGTTTAGCGGCGCTGCGTTTCCGCCAGCACGTGACAGCCGGCTGGTGGTCCCGTTCATAGTGCGGTAGGGGATGCGGTTGTTATGCAGACCGAGCGATGCGTTCGTATTTGCCAGCGTCATCCCGTTTCCGCTGTTGTCCAGGATGCCGATACTGGCGTCTGTAGCGGCCATCAGCCACAGCCCGCGCAGAGACGGCAAGGCCAGCAAGCGGGCCACATAGGCCCCAAACTGATTTATTGCTCGCTCGGGGGCGGCATGTTGCGGGCGCCGGTTCAGCTCCCCTACCTGGTTTCGTAGGCTGGCCAGCTCGGCGGCTATCTTGTCCAGATAGGGGTCTCTCATGCCAGTGTCTGTAACTCGGCTTCGATGCTTTCGGCGCCCTGCTGGGGGTCCGCGCTGACGGTCACCCCCACCACCCGCTGGGTAGCTTCCACCGTCCGGAACTTAGACCGGACCAGGTCCCCCAGGACCCCACCCACGCAGTAGTCCAGGCCGTAGTAGGCCCCGCGGGTCTGGCGGGGTTCGTAGCTGAAGGTTTCCCGGGTCCGGGTTTCCTCGAGGGCGCGGGCGCCGGCCGCGTCCAGGGTACTGTTTGGGTTGATGCCGTCCGGGTAGTTCGTTTCGGCCACAAAGATTTCACTGTCGTTGTCCGCCGCGTAGTCCGGGCCGGTCACCACCCGAATCGCCCGCAGATTGTTGTCACCCTTCCCGCCCACAATGGCCACCGTGGCTTCCTCGGTGCGGTCTCGCTCATAGACCGGGTTCACCACGTTGTCCCGCTCGAGGCTGAAGGACAGGACCGCGGTCCGGTCCACTCCCAGGGCCGGGTAGTACTCAAACTCCCAGCTGTTCGGCCCGCTCTTGTTCAGTTCGAAATCAAAGCCCGCCGCGGTGGACAGCTTCTGCAGGGTGGTCAGCAGGTTGTCCCAGGCACAATACCAGTCCAGGTTCGTCCCCCGGGCCAGGTCTGGCGCGGTGGTGACCGTGGTCCAGCTCGGGGTCCCGGTCCGGACCCGTCCGTTCCCGGTGGTGGCCGCTGACCCCAGGTTATAGTTGACCAGCGTCTTAGCGATGGTTTCCGGTTTGGCGTTCGAGAACGCGGACCGGCCGGCGGTGTTTGCATACCAGGCCACAATCCGGGTCCCCAGTATCCATTTCGCCCCGGGGATAGTCAGGGTGGCCAGGTCCCGGGTGGTCCGCTCGAGGCGCTGGGCCAGGAACAGGCCGCGGAAGTCACAGTACCAGTCCAGCCCGATGGCCTTATTGGAGCGCCAGATTTCCACCTGGCCCCGGTCCGCCCAGCGGGCCAGCCGGGGGTTCAGGCCGTGGAGGACCACCTTTGCCTGGCCTGGCTCGTTCAGGCGCTTGGAATAGGCCAGGCCCAGGAAGCCCCAGCCCCCGCTGGTGAATTCGGCCACCTTGATGCCAGCGGGGGTCAGCACGTCTATGCGGTAGGCTGGGGCCATGTCTACTCCGGGCCGATGGCCAGCCAGTACAGGCGGATGGTAGATGCATCCCCGCTGGTGTAGGTGTTTCTGTAGTCGTAATTGAAGCCGCTGGCGGTCACGCTGTTGAGCTTGGTTTCAAACCATCGCGGGTTATTCGACACCAGAAACACGATAGGCGGCGCGCTGAAGGCCTGGGGGAATGTCATGGTCTGACTGGGGGCGCCAGTTCCCGGGGCGGCGGTCACTTCCCGGACCCCGGCCTGGATGCGGACCGCTCCAGGCGTGTAGTCGTTCAGACCGCCAACGGACCAGTCTGTGGCGTGCCCGCCCTTCCGGCGGTAGAACTGGGGGACCCGGCTCCCCACCTTCGTGTCATCTACCGCGTCATTCGCCAGCTGGGCGGTCCCTACTCCACCGTTTGCAATCCCTACCGTGTCCGCAGCCACGCTGATACCCGTCCCAGCCCCTACGGCCAGGGGGGAACCGGCCCCGCCGGTCAGGCCGGCCCCGGCCACCGCAGCGGCCAGTTTTGCCGCGGTCACGGCGCCGTCCGCCAGCTGGGTGGTCCCCACCGCCCCGGCGGCCAGCTTGGCCTGGGTGACCGCCCCGGCGGCCAGTTTTGCCGCGGTCACGGCGCCGTCCGCCAGCTGGGCGGTGGAAACCGCCCCATTGACAATCTGGTTTGCCGTGATGGCCAGGTTCGGCTGGGCAAACCCGCGCATGTCCGTCAGGGTGATGGTCCCGGCGGTGGTACAGGTGAAGGTAGCCACCGTCATGTCCCAGATGGTCCCGGCGGACTGGGTGGCCGCCGGAATGGCACTGACCCCGTCATTACTCGAGAGCAACACCAGCCGGACGGTCCGGGCGGCCACGTCCAGGCGCAACACCACCCGGTAGCCCGTGGTCCCAAGCGTGGGCCGGGTGAAGGGGATGTTCTTGGTTGCGTCGTTTTCGTAGGGGTGGCCGTAGACCACGGCGGCCCCGGAGGCCACGTCAATGGACGGATTGGCCCCGCTGTTCGCGGTGGGCGCCAGCTCCCCCCCGTAGCCCCGAAGGACGAACTGGGTGGCCGGGTCCCGCAGGAAGGTCCGGCGCAGCCACGCGATGACCTGCGCGCTGGTGTAGGGGCTGGCCCCGTCCCCGACGCCATCAGTGGTATGAAAGATTGAAAATTCGGCCATGTGGGGGTCCCTCGTCTGGTGGTCTATCCCTATAGGGGTGGCTGCAGTTACAGGCCCAGGTAGCGGGTGTTGTACGCCAGATAGACCTGGGTGGTGGTGTTGACGTTCGTCCCGGTGACCCGGATGGTGTTGACCCCGCCGGGCGCGTCCGGCCTCCGGGCCAGCCGGAAGGTGGACAGGTCACTGTCCTGGGTCAGCTCGTGAATGCGGTTGTCCTCGGGGTTCCCGCCAGCGTAGACCTCTTTGTAGCCGTAGCGGGTGTCTATCGTGTAGACATCGCTCCCGGACAGGGCCACCCCGGTAAAGTCCAGGACATCCCCGGTGGCCTCGTTCGTAATCACCGGGTTAGTGATGGGACCCCGAATGGTGATGACCGGGAAGGCGTCCCAGGTCCCCTGGTAGGCTATGGCCGTGGCCTGGTTCAGTACGCTGGTTCCCACATTCCAGGGGATGGCCAGCGGGACTTCCATCGCCCCGCCACCGCCCGAAATGCCGAAATTGACGGTCACCACTTCCGGGTCATACCAGGTCGGGTCCGGGGCGCGCAGATTGACGATGACCCGCTGGGTGTCACCCCCATAGCGTTCGCTCGAGGGGAACGGGACCGGGGCGGCCAGGTAACAGTCAATCTGACGGACCCGCGGGCTGGCCTCGTCCCCGAAGGTCCACCGTAGGGACAGCGGCTGGTCCCGGGGCGCGAAAATATAGACCAGCTCTTCCCGGGTGGTCCAGTAGTCATCCGCGTCCCCACCGGCCACCAGCAGGTCCAGCCGGATGAGCCGGGGGTCCAGTCGGAACCCGGTGTCCGTCACCCCATGCTGGTAGGGTCCGCGTTCCTCAAACCGGGTCACCGGGGGGAGGCCGAACCCCTCGTTTCCTAGATGCCACCGGCGGACCCGGTCCGATAGGTTAAAGACTTCCCCGGCCACGATGGCTTCGAGGGTGGTCATATCCGCCCTCCCAGGCGCTGGGCCAGCGCGACTTCATCAGCCAGGGACCGGGCCTGGGTCCCTGGCGGGTAGTAGTAGTTGAACGTCCAGCTGTCCCGGCTCGAGCGGACTGTACTGGCCCCACTGCCCTGGGTCGTCGGGGCCGCGGTGGACTTCAGGGCCGCGTCCAGGGCCGGTATTTCCACCCGGGCCAGCTCGCCCATGTGGGTCCGAACCCCGCGCAGGCCCCATTCCCAGGGGGTGGGGGACCCGGGGGTCATCCAGTCCGGGAGTGACATGCTGTCCAACTTGCGCTGCAGGTCCCGCAGCCGGTCCAGGACCCAGCCCACCGCGCTGGCCACCCCGTCCAGGCCGCCGGCCGCGCCATCCACCAGGCTCTTGAAGCTGTCCAGGGCGGACCGTATCGGCCCCTCGAGCTGGCGGCCCAGCTCCTCCAGGACCGGCTTGACCGCGGTGGTGATGGCCTGGCCGATGGCCTCCAGGACCGGGATGACATTGTCCTGAATGAAGGCCCAGACTTTTTGCAGGGCCGGCTGCAGGGTCTGGGTCCACAGCTGGGCCAGCAGCCGGACCGCAGCCATCAGGGCGGCGATGTAGACCTGGACGAGTGCCACCAGGATGGGGATAATGTAAGCGTCCAGGAAGCCCCAGACCGCCTGCAGGGCCGGCTGCAGCGTTCCCGTCCAGAATTGGGCCAGCGTCGTCAGGGCGCCGGTCAGCGTGGTGGCCAGCCAGGTCATCAGGACCTGTAGGGTGGGGAACAGCGGATTGTTCAGCCAGGCCCAGACCCGCTGAATGGCCGGCTGCAGGGTGGTGGTCCAGAACGTGGCCAGGGTGGTCAGGGCCTGGGTCAGCGTGGCCTGTAGCCAGGAGGCCAGCTGCTGGAAGGTCGGCTGGAGGTAGGCCCAGACCGCGGCAACCTTTTCCTGAATGCCCCCCCAGTTATTGTCCCAGGCGGCCTTCAGTAAGGCCACCGCGGCCCCGATGGCCAGGACCGGGAGAATGACCGGGGCCAGGGCCGTGATGGTCGCGGTGGCGCTGGCATAGGCGGCCGTAGCCCAGGCCCAGAACGCAGGGACCACCACCGCCAGCAGCATGGCGGCCAGCCCTGCCATGATGGGCTGAATGTTCGCCACCACCAGGGCCACCAGCGGCTGGGCCTGGACCCAGATGTCCTGGAAGGCCTGACCCGCGGCGGCCAGGGCCGCCTGGACGGTGGCCAGGGTGGGCTGCAGGCTGACCCAGGCCGCCATCATGGCCGGGATGGCCGTGGTGGCCAGCCAGGTGATGGCCCCGCCTATTTGGGCCGCTAGGGTATCCGCCAGGCGCTGCAGGAGGGGCTGGTTCGCCTCGAGCCAGGTATTAACCTGGGCGATGCCCGCGCTGAAGGCGTCAAACACTGGCTTGCTGGCCTGGGCGGCCAGGTTGACCAGCGTGTCCTGCAGGGTGGACAGGCGGCCGGACGCGGTTCCGGCCAGGCCGGTGACCAGGTCACTGTCCAGGCCCAGCTCGAGCATGGCCGTTCGGACGGCCTCGAGGGCTGGGACCCCCTGCTCTTTGAGCTCGTTGAGCCTTTGCCGTGGCAAGTTGAAGCGCTCTATGATGCTAGTGAAATCCCCGCTCAAAGCCTCCTTGAGCGAGAATGCCGCGCCGGCCAGGCCCTCGGCGGGGTTCGATGCGCCCAGGATTTCGGCCAGCTCGATTAGTTCCTCGAGCCCCTTCCCGCTGGCCTTGCTGGCCGGTAGCAGGGCGGTGGCCGCCTGGGCCATGTCCTCGAATGCGAACGGTGTTTCAGCCGCCCGCCGCTTAATCATCTCGAGGATTTCAGCTGACTTGTTCCCGTCCTTCGTGAAGGCGTTCAGCTGCGCCGTCACGATTTCCATGCTGTCGTTGAACTTAAACCCAGCGGTAGCCCCTTCCCAGAGGCTTCCGCCAAGTTTGGTCAACAGGTTCCCAGCGATGTAGCCAGCAGCGGTCCCCAGGGCCGTGCTGACCCCCTTCCCCAGCGCCTCAAACCGGGACTGTATAGACGCAGCGGACCGGTCCCCGGCCTTCTCGGCCTGGCCCAGCCGCTGGTTATACTCGCTGTCATCCAGCTTCAGGCGTGCCAGGAGTTCGCCTACTACCAAAGCCATAGGGGTGGCCTCGAGGGGTGTCAGCGTTTACCACGGAACCGGGCCTTGATGGCCTCGGCTATTTCCTTGGGGTCAGACAGGACGGGCCCAGAGGAACGGGCCCGCTTGCCGTCCTTGGCCATGCGGTGGATGAATACAGCCTCTGGGGACAGACCAGCCAGTAGGGTGGAGAACCGGCGCCAGGTCATGGACCACAGGGCCCGGGACAGGTCCAGGCCGTATTCCCGTTGAAAGTCGGCCTCTACCAGGGCCCAGTGGTCCAGCACATCCTCAACAGTTACGCCTGGGCCGGAGTCTGAGGGTCCACCGGGGCCTCGCCGTCCGGTGGGGCCTCGCCGTAGGCCTGCATGGCCCAGCCAATCAGGTCAATCATCTGTTCGATGTCCAGGGGCTTGTAGCCACTGCCCGGGGGCGGGTTCAGCCACTGGGTGTAGCGGTGCTGGCCGAACAGGGCCAGGAACAGCTTGACAATGACCCCCTCATCCAAGGCCGCGTTGGCGTCCATCCCCCTCAGCCGCTCCACCATGAGCAGGACCGGGGCCGGCAGGCTGGCCGGCAGGTGGTGTTCCTGGCCGTGGAACCTGAGGATAACGGCCCGCTCTTGCTTCTCCTGGAAGAACTGGTCAAAGTCCTTATAGATGACCTTCCGCGCCATTTTTCCCCCCTGGTGTCCTGCTGGGCCTGGGCCGGTTCAGGCTCCCATACAGTCCGGCCACGTCCGCCTCGAGCCGGACCAGCGTTTCAGCTTGCTGGGCCAGCTGGGTGTTCACTCCCTGTAGGGTTCCTTGCAGGGCTGTCAGGGCCTGGGTGTTGTTGGTCAGGGCCTGGATGACCCGGTCCTCTCGAGCGTAGGCCGCGTCCCGCTGGGCCCGCCGCTCTTCCACGTAGGCCGGCCACACCTTGTCCCGGACCCACGGGGCCAGGAAGGCGACCACCGTGGCCAGCCAGGGGGAGAGGCCCACCAGGGCGTCATACAGCTGTTTGTCCATGGTCGTTTCAGTGCGAAGGGCCTGGCCCGGTGGTCAGGCCAGGCCCTCGAGGGCTACAATGTGATGGTCCGGGGATCAGGGGGAAACAGCGTCCGGGTCAAACATGCCGGTCAACGTGGGCTTCCCCTTGAAGGTCAGCGCATACGAGTGCGACAGCTTATCGTTGTTGCCGCCCCCCTTTTCGCCCCGCTTGACGGTCACCCGGCCCTGGATTGCCCCAGACAGGGCGGGGTCCCGCGGCTCGACTTTGAACAGGACGTAACCCCGGACCCCCGGGGTCCGGGCCGCGCTGTCCAGGATTTTCTGGCCCGGGTCCGGGGCGCCGGTGTCCGGGTCCACCAGGCTATTGACGTCCAGGGACAGGCCGGCCTTGATGCTGGCAATGATGCTATTCTCCCACCCCGCATCATCAAAGTCCGTCACGTCCGTGTCCGTGCCCTCCTCGGTCCAGCTCCAGGAAGTGATGCCGCCCACTTCCACGTACGTGGGGGTCTCGGCGGGGACGGCGACGCTGAACTTGAAGTCTCGCGCCAGGTATTCCTCAGCTGCCATGGTGGCTACTCCCTATGGGTGGTCTGGTTGCGGATGGTCAAGGCCAGGTTCAGGGTGTACTCTTGGCGCCCGGCCTGGTCGCGCCCGATGTTGACGGGGGCTGGCTGGATGGCATTGCAGCCCACCAGGTAGTAGCCCCCCAGCTGGTAGTGGTCCAGCCCGTGTAGCCGGCTATAGGCGGCCAGCAGCCAGTCATAGGCGGCCTGTGGGTCCATGTCCCGGGACCGCAGCTGGACGGTCAGGGTGTCCCACCCCAGGCGTCCGTCTGGGGCCACCCCACCCGTGTGGAACACGGCCCGGGCCGCGTCCGGCTGGCTGGGTAGGTAGTCCACGAACAGGTCCCCTCCCACGGTCCCCAGCCCCTGGGCCACCAGGTAGTCAGCTACCGCTCGAGCCAGCATTAGGACAGCCTCCGTTTGACCCCAGCCGCTATGACCTTGAGCAGGTCCTGTCCGTGGGCCTTCAGGGGGTCCTCCAAATACTTGGCCTTCCCCCCATTGGGGTGTTGGTAGCTCAGTTCCTCGTGCTGGCGGACCGCGTAGTCCGTGTCATACGCCACCCCGGCCTCGAGGGCCCCCGGGTCCACCATGGCCACCCCGGTGGATTTCAGGGCCCCGGTGTCCACCGGGACCTCTGGCTGGGACCAGACCAGCAGCCGGTCCGCCGCGTCCCCCAGACCATCCACGGCCCCGGCCCTGGCCCGGGCCTTGGCTTCCTGGGTGTTCCACTTAGAGAGGGGCTTGGTCATCCGGGGTCACCTTCCGCCGGGTGATGATGGCCTTGACGCTGGCCGCCAAAGATGTGTCAGCGTCCACCCAGGCCACGTTCCACACCACCCCCGCTATCCTGACCACCTGGGTGTCCACCAGGGCTGTCCCCCACGGCAGGGACAGGACAGCGGTCAGTTCCCCCAGCCGGCCCGCGTTGGCCAGGGCCTGGACCAGGGCCTGGTCCCGGCCTGTCACCTGGCTGACCTGGCCCTTGACCGTGGCCACCACTGTCAGGGTGGTGGTGGGGCGCCCAAAGGCGTCAAGGACCCGGGCCTGGTTGCAGATGTCCACCGGGGTGGGGAAGTAGCCGGCGGTGGCCTGCCGGATGGTGGCCAGGGTCAGCAGGTCTACGGGGTCCATGCGGGGTCCACCAGTCCGTCCCACTGGTCCATGTGGTGGGTGGTCTGGTCCCGGCCAGCCCCCACCACCACACCCCAGCTGGGGTCGTCGCCGTCAGCGGTTTCAGCCAGGATGGCCTGGGTGGCCAGGTCCTGGGCCACCCGGGCCCAGGCCTCAGCCCGGCCCTTCAGGTCCACCTGGGTCCCGCCGCTCGAGAAGGACGCCTGTTTCCGATAGCGGCGCTCGAGGGCCACGGCCACCTGGTGGGCTGTCCGGTACACCCTGACCAGCTGGGACAGGCTGTCGTCCTGTAGGTCATACAGGGCCTGGATTTCCTCGTCCTGGACTTCGGCGGTGGACGCTTGGATGTCCTGGACCAGCCACCGGACCGCGCTGGTCACATCTCCACTGGCTGGGTTGATTTGGGTGGGCGTGTAGGTAAAGGCCATGGGTCCCTCGAGGGGTGAATGGGGGACGGGGTCCAGGGCGAAGGCGCCACCCTGGACCCCGGGGACTACGCCGGCTGGGCCGTCTGGACCTGGACAGCGTGGTCACCCCGCAGCTTGGCCACACCATAGAGCATGTCCAGGGTCACCTGGTAGCCCAGGTGGTCCGGGCTGTAGCTCATGGTGATGCGGATGCCCACCCCGTCCTCACTCATCACCCGCTGGGTGACGCCAAGGCCGTCCGGGGCCACCGGCAGGGGCCGGGTCACCAGGGTGATGGCGTCCCGGTGGAGGAAGAGATTCCGGTCCTTGTTCGGGGTGCCGGCCAGGACCGGGACCTGCTGGGACATGACCACGTTGAAGCCCCGGTACTGGCCGGCGAAGCCCTGGCGAACGGCCTGCTCGGCCTGGTCGCCCGTGTAGTCCCGGCTCTTGACCTCGCTGAACTGGAGGAACGCGGCCTCCGCGTCCGGGCTCAGGATTGCCCAGCGGCCACTGGTGGGGACCTTGGCCTTGTTCATCTTCGTGCGGACGGCGATGAACGTGGAGTCGTCGAACGTGCTGGTGGCGTCCACCAGCTGGGCGCCCGTGAAGCTCGCGGCCAGGGCCAGGATGTCCGCGTCCAGCTGCTCGGCCAGCTTGGCCATGCCATCGTCCATGTAGCCCTGAAGGAGCGCAGGACGGGCCAGAATGCGCCCCACATCCTCGAGCAAGAACGACACTTCCTTGTGCTTGTTCAGGGTGACGCTGACCTTGGTCGTGCTGGGGTTCTGGAGCGTCACCGCCGTGTTCTCTGCCTTGTCGTTGACGGTCAGAGCGCCACGGATGGGGATGTCCACGGTCTTTCCGTGGGTGGCCACTTCGTTCTCGTAGTCGCGGTTGACCAGCCGGGCCGCGACGGTCGTCGCCTTCAGGTAGCCAAGGGCCCGGGCCGCCACCAGGGTGGCAATGGCATTGGCCGTCTCGGTTGACGTGATGTTCGGCACAGTAGGTTCCTCTGTGTGGGTCAGGGCCGCTGGGCTACCAGGCCGGGGTCATCCCCCCAGCTTGGCCCACAATTCGGCCTCTTTCTGCCGGATTTCCTCAGGGGTCATGGTGGACAGGTCTGGGAAGCCACCAGCCGGCGCCGCCGGAGCCTGGCCGCCGGTTGGGACCACCGGGGGCCGGTCCTTTAGCAGCGGCCCGTAGATGGTTGCGGCGTCCTGCTCCAGGGCGTCCGGGGTGTCACCCCTCAGCCGCGCCACCTGGTCATCTGACAGGCCGTAGCGCGACTTGAGGGCCACCCGGGTGGCCTCGAGGGCACGCTGGGCCAGGGCCTGCTCCACCCGCTCCTGGACCAGCTTTTCCACCTGGGTGTCCTTGGCGGCCAGGGCATCGGCCAAGTCCTTCTCAAACTTGGCTTGGCGCCGTGCGTCGGCTTCCCTCAGACGCTCCTGGACGATGCGGTCCACATCGGCCTGCGTGAACGTCCGGCCCTGCTGCTGCTGGCCACCCTTCTGGTCCCCAGTGTTGCCCGGCTGGGTTCCGGGGGTCTGCTGCTGTTGCTGACCCGCGTCCTGGCCCTGGTTGTTGCCCTGCCCGTCAGGTGCGGAGCCAGTGGACCCGGTGGACCCACCACCCCCGGCCCCATCGGCCTGGTAGTAGGTCAGGAATGGTGTACGCATATGTCTCCCTGGGGTGTGTACCCGTGCCATTCCCTATAGGGATGTTTGCAGGGTGTCAGGGGGGGCAGGTCATCGGACGGGCCGGCCCCCTCGGATGCGGAGTGGGTAATAGCGGGCTCCATACTCCCGGCAGCTGTCGCAGCTGTCATTGGCGTGGCGCTCCCAATAGGCGTCAGCGTCCCCCCGTGATGCGTCAATGACCACCAGGTCCCACTCACATTTACAGTTGGACAGGCAATCTGTGTCCTGGCCGGGGTGGACCGGCAGGGGCCAGCCGTTGGTAGCCCCCATGCTGTAGCTGGTGGTGACCGCTCGAGCATACATCCGGGCTCGAGGGGCCCAGCTGGGGTCACCCGGGTCCCCAGCCTCCACGTCCTGGTAGAACCCGTCCAGGTAGTCCAGCTGGGTGGCGATGAACCGGCCCAGGTCACTGTCCCGTAGGTCCGGGGGGACCGGGTTCGGGTTGGCCAGCAGGTAGGCGGCCACATGGGCCTCTGTGATGGTATCTTCCATCCGCTGGGCCCACTCGAGGGGGGACAGCTGGCCGCCGGCCAGGCCGTCCATCAGGTGGTCAATGTCCTGGACGACCTGGTCCTGTAGCCGGGTCAGGCGTGCGTCTCGAGCCACTACTGGTCACCCCCCGTTCCTGGCCCGCTGGGCGCGTTCAGCGGCCCGCTGGGCGATAGGCTGGGCCCCGCCGGGGCCCAGGGCCTGGACCTGTGGGGCCAGGCTGGCCCGTTCGGCCTTCTCTGCCTTCAGGGCCTCCACTTCCTTCTGGACCTGGTCATCCGTCCAGTCCGGGTGGATGCGTTTGACCGCTTCTGCCAGCGTAATCAGGCCCCTTTCATACAGCTGGGCCGTCTGGTTCTCGCGCTCTCTCAGTAGGTCCTCTGTGATGACCTGGACGGGCTCCCAGGTGATGTCCACGGCCTGGACCTCTGCCACGCTGGGCCCGAACGCTCGAGCCATGGCCAGGATGGTCTGGACCAGGGTGGCCAGCTGGCCCGTCAGGCCGGCCTGGTGGCTCTCTGCCTTCTCGTTCAGCCTGGCCTCTGCCTGTAGCAAGGCCACCCCGCTGGGCCACTCCCCGGTGAAGTAGTGGGACGGAACCGTGGTCACCCAGGTCAGTAGCCGCAGGTAGGTATCCACCAGGGTGGGGTCCAGGCTTGCGCTGGCCAGCTGGGCCAGCTCGGCCTCTGAGCCCTGGAGGACCAGGACAGACCCGGGGGCCAGCTTAATCTGGCGTCGAATGGGGGTCCCATCCTGCCGGCGGATGGGTTGGCCATTGATGTTGGTCACGAACCCGCTGTTGTGGTCACCCCTCAGCCACCGCTGGGGCCAGCCCTGGGACCGGCTGACCGCTTGCAGGTCCACCAGGGCGTCATTCAGGTCCCTGGCCAGCTGGAGGGCGCCGTCAATGTCGCTGACCCCGTCCCCGAATTCCACCAGGGGGATGACCCCGGGGGACCAGGGGACCGGCCAGGCCGCGTCCCCCTCGTCCAGCCGGGCCGCCCACCCGGACTTGTCATCCTTCCGGAACTTGTAGATGGCCTCTGGGTAGAACACATCACAGAACAGGTCCTTGTCCCGGCGGTAGACATTGACCCCATAGGCCGGCTGGCCCGTGTCTGGGTCACTGACCACCATGGCCCCGTCCTGGCCGTCATACAGGGCCCGCCGGGTCAGCCGGGGCCGGTTGGCCAGGGGGTCCCAGGTGACCAGGACATAGCCTCTGCCGTCCCGGACCACGCTTTCCCACAGCCGGCGCTCGAGCGTGGCCCAGCCGGCCTGGTTCAGCCAGGTGGTGACCACTTTCTTGGGGGTGGCCGGGGCGATGTTCCAGTCCTTGACGTACAGCTTGCTGGCGATGGCCTCCACCACCACCCCAAGGACTGGGATGGCCCGCCGCTGGGGGGTCCCCAGGATAGCGGCCATGTCATCCGGCAGGGTGATGATGTGGCCATGGGCGGCCCGGCGGTAGTCCAGGACCCGGGCCGTGTGCGTGGACAATTCCGCCAGTAGGTTTGTCAGCTGCGTGGGGTCTATGGCCATAGGTGCCTCATCCAATCGCCCACGGCCCGGTGGGGGCCACCAGGTCCAGCCGGCCCTGGTCCTTCAGCTGCATGACCACGGTCCCCACCGCGTCCAGCGTGTCATCATTGCGGCCATGCGGCCAGGCTTCCCACTCGGTGGCCAGCTGGGCGGCCACATCTTCCACCACGAACAGCTGGCCCCGGTCCGTGTACTCTGCCAGGGCCTCTATCTTCTCCGCCTTGGGCCGGCTCGAGTAGAACTTGGTCGGGACCGTGTGGACCCCGGCGGCCCCCAGCCGCTCGTTCAGCAGGTCGGCCTGGATGCCCCCAGCCGCGTTTTCCTCGACCCAAAACCCGTCCAGGTAGACCCCGGCGGCCCGGTGGACCTTCAGCCGCTTGACGATGGCTGCGATGGTGTCCTTGTAGCTGCGGCGCTGGCTGTCCACGTAGTCCACGAACAGGCGCCGCGTCCGGGGGTGGAACAGGACTTCCACATAGGCGGCCAGGTCATTCCTGGCCCCACCCTTCTCGGTCGGGTCCAGGGCGGCCAGGCGCTCGAGCTCGCCCGGGGGTGGCAGGTCAGCCCGGCGGATGTAGGCTGGCCGGCCCAGGGCCCCGCCGGCCTCGTCCGGGGCGTTCTGAATTTCCGATTGGAACGCAGCCTTGCCGGCGGCCAGCCGGTAGACCATCAGGTAGTAGTAGGCGTCCGGACGGTCCCACAGGACCTGGGTCCCCTCGAGCATCTCGGCCTTGTGCGCCTGGTAGAATTCGTCCGCTTCAGCGTCCGTGGGCTGGGCCCCGTCCCGGGCCCGCTCCAGGAACCAGGCCTCCCACTCGGCCCACAGGTCCTGACGGTCGGCAAACCGCTTGACCCCGGCCTCCACCAGGCGGTCAAAGTCCGGCCTGGCCAGCAGATGGCCCATGATGCTGGTCCGGCGGATGACCGTCCCCACGAACACAAAGCTGCTGGTGAACCGGACGTTGTCCCCCAGCTGCAGGACCGACTTGTTCAGCCACTCAACGGCCGCGTCCAGCTGGACCTGGGACCGGACGAGCTGGTCATCGTCCAGGTCATCCCCAATAATCAGCCGGGGCCGGACGGGATTAGACACACCACGGATGGCCCCATTCCCCACCCCAAAGGCCACAATGGTCCGGCCAGCGTAATCAATGCGGTCACTGCCCCAGCTGGCGCCGCCGGCTATCTCGGGGAAATCCTCACACCAAGCCGGGCTGGCCAGGGCCGTTTCCTTGATGTTCTTGTTCAGGCGCTCGGCTGCGGTCTGGGTGTTGCCCAGCAGGACCGTCAGGGGGGACCAGCCGTAGGACAGGCCGTGCAAGGGCATGATGCGGCTATAGAAGGTGGACTTGGCGTGGCCTCGAGGGATGGCCCGGGCCAGCTTGACCCCCCGCTGGCCGCTGACCGCCCGGGTCCGGATGTCGTCTATGTCAGCCAGGAACCGGCGGTGGACCGGGGCAAAGTCCAGGACGAACTCATCCGGGAAGTACAGCTTGACAAATGCCCCAGCGTCCTGCTGGCCCAGCCAGCGGCGCAGGCCCCGGGGGCCGGTCAGCGGGGCATCCAGGCTGGCCAGGTAGGCCAGCTGGTCCCGGGACCAGTGGCGGCCCAGGTAGTGGGTCAGGGTGGACAGGCCGCCGGTCATCGCACTACCACCCAGACTTCAATGTGAGCATAGCCCCGGTGGGGGATGGCATGAGCCCGGACGCTCGTCCAGGGCGCCAGCAGGGCCAGCGTCAGGACCAGGGCCGCCAGACAGACGAGCATGGCCAGGCTAGTGGTCATCGGGGGCTGTCTCTGGGGCCGGCCGGGCCAGGACGTCCAGCAGCAGGCCCAGGACCGCCACCAGGTCCATCAGGTTCCGCCCCGGCAGGGCAGCGTCCATGTGGCTGTTGACCTGGCATGCGGCGAACAGGCGCCGCTGGTCATCGGTCAGCCAGTCCGCCCAGCCGTCCGGAGTGAATTCACCCCTGGTCATCTGGCTGATGCGGCCCATCACCTGGGCCTGGGCCGGGGTCATCAGCCCGGGGTCCATTGTCGGTCTGTCCATCGTTCCCCCTCGTTCCCATCAGGGCCAGCAGGTCCGCCAGCGTCGGGCCGGCCTGGCCGCCCTCGTCCCCGGCCAGCATCCCCAGGACCACGTCCGGGTTTTTCCCCCAGTAGCGCTCAAAAATCCACTGGATGGCCCCCAGCCGGGTATCGTCCGGGGACCGGCTGTATATCTTGCGGCGGCCCAGGGCGATGTCCAGGTAGGCTTCCACCAGCTGGTCAAATTCCGGGTCTACCAGGTCCATGAACCTGGTCAGCCGCTCGAGGGACCGGACCGGGGGCTTGTTCGGCTGGCCCCGGGGCCTCCCGGCCCCAGGCCGCCGGCCACCATGTCCGTTCGCCATGTTTATGTCCACTCCCATGCCCCTGGTATCAAGCGGGGTGGCCGGCTGACCCAGGGGGACAAGCCAGCCGGCCCGGACCAGGGTGGGGCCCCCAGCAGGTGGCGGCGCCGCATTGTGCGGAGTGGGGTTACCCGGTCCACTCCCTATAGGGATGGTTGCAGGCCCGGGCCCGTCCTGGGCCCTGTGGGCCCCTCGAGGCCAGCTGGTGGGGCGGGAAGTCTTTACACTGTCAGCAGCGAAAATGTCAGGGACGAACAGCGCAACAGGAAGCCCTAAACCCCTAAAAAAATGTCGGGGATGTCGGGGGCATGACAGCCCCCTGTCATGGGGGTTTAAGCCTTTAGTATGCCTTATATATTCTTTACATGACGGGCATGACGGGGTTTCCATAAAGTAGCCTCATGGAGGGTATGAAAAAACATACATGGAGAAAGTTTGTGGAACTGCCCGTCATGCCCGTCATGTAAACACTTTCGCAGCCGATTAGGACGCCCAGAATGGACGATGACAGGGGGCATGACAGGGCCCGTCATGCCCCGACATGCCCGGCACGAATTACGGGGTTTGTGGCATCCTACTGCCCTAAACGTGCCCGTCATGATTTTTGGAAAGTGTGTAAGGGGTTTCTCGAGGGGAACCTGGTGTGGGCCTGATAGCTGGCTTACGGGGCCACATAGTGGCCACACAAGTTATCCACATAAAGTGTTTACACAAGGCATTGCAAAAAGTGTGCCATGATGCGTATCTTTTAAGGGGGGGTGGAAGTTCTTTTATGCAGGGTGACAACTCTGCAATACATCGGGGGACCACGTTATGGAGTGCTGCTTCTGCGGCCGCGCCATTGCCACGAGCGTGGGGGATGGCCGGACGTTCCAGCCGGACTACTGCCGGGACTGTGGGGACATGTACACCAGGGAGTTGGGCTCTGGGTGGGAACGGGCCGAATGGGCCCAGGAAGTGTTCCGGGCCCACCGCCGGCTCATGTACGTGGAGGGTCAGGAGGCCGGGTGGGTTCGGCTGGACAGCGGCCAGTCCGGCTGGGCGAATGGTCGGGACATCCTCGAGGCTGGGGCTGGTCCTATTGTGGGCCGGCCTGGGGCGGGGGACCTGGTCCTGGACGATGTCCTGGCCGAGCTGATGGGCCGGGGGTGGGGCGGGGACCGTATCCACCGGGAGCTGGTGGCCCGGGGCTGGGATATATCCCAGCGGACGGTCTACTACCGCCTGGCCAGGCTGCGGGCCCCCGTGGTAGACGGGGACGCCCAGGACCCCCTCGAGGGGGGCCGGAAGGCTGCATAACGCACATGCGTCCATAAAGTGTGTTGACAAACATTCGCAAATCGGCTACAATCCCCTTGCTGGTACGTTAACAACCCAGCACGCCGGGCCCATGCTGTCCTGGCGTGCCGCAAACTATCTCGCATACCGTGTTACAATCGGGTGTGTGGCCCAGTGGGCCACGCCCGCAATGATAGCAAGGGGAGCAACGCCATGCCGAGACTACCACGGCCCAGAACGGGCCGCCCACCCATCACACAATACAATCGTCGTATTGTTGAGCTGATGATGCTGGGCTGGGGCCTGGACCGCATCCTCGCCCAGCTGAACAGCGAGGGGGCCAATATTAAGCGTTCGGCCCTCCACAAGCGGATGAAAGAGATCAGGGACGCTGACAACGCTGGCCGGCTAGAGGAATTTCTGGCTGAACAGGACCGGGCCACGGTGCCACCGCCGGAACGGGGCCACGGCCCTCTTAGACTAGCCCTGGCCTAACACGCGCCAATCTGTTAGGCCGGGGCATACGACGAACCGGGTCGGGGAAGGAAGGGCCCGGGTCTGTCATAGCGGGGGATGTATGCAACTAACCCACAGCGGGCCAACCCGGCCCGTCCTGAACAACTACCACCAGACTGGCCGCTGGCTGGCCAGCCTGGGCGCCACGGTGACCTGTATTGGGGCCGGCGACAAGCGGCCCATCCACAAGTGGAAGCACTACTACGAGGGCCACCCCCAGGACGTGGACCAGCTCCCCTGGCGTGGGTACACCAGCCAGGATGGCCGGCTGGTCCAGTGTGGTGGTGTGGGGATTTGCAGCGGCCTGGGTGGCTGGCGGGCCTTTGACCTGGATAGCTGTGACACCACTGACCCGGTCCTGGCTATCCTCGAGGCCCTGGGCCTGGACGCCAACTACCCGTGGGTGGTCCGGTCCGGGTCGGGCCGGGGGTGGACCATCTGGATCCTCTGTGATGAGGACCTGCCGGCGGGGGCCCTGCCACTGCCGCCCGGGAAGGATGACAAGGCTACCTACTGGGGGTCCCCCAGGGTGGCCGGGGACTTTGACCACCTTGAGCTCCGGTGGTCCGGCTGTCAGACGCTGGTCCCGCCATCCACCCATCCCACCGGACCAGGCTACCGCTGGTGGCTGGGGGACCGGCCCTCGAACCCACCGGCCCGGGTGAAGGCCCACCAGGTCCTGGCCGCGTTCTTCGCAGTGGCCGCCCCGGTCCTGCCGAAGGTCCAGGGCCGTCCCCAGCGTGAGAGACGCACTAGCTCCGAAGGACAGGTCCAGGCCCAGACCCGGCTCGAGCGGTCCAGCGCGGTGGACGCCATCCGGGACCGGCTGGACATCCTCGAGCTGGCCCAGGACCAGTGGTCAGGCCAGGTGGTCCGGGAGCGGGACGGCCAGTATAGGGTCCTGGGGCACGGCGGGGTCCTGGTGGACGTGGACAAGGGGGTGTGGTATCAGTTCAGCGGGGAACTGGGTGGGGATGTGCTGGACCTGCTGGGCCTCATCATGTTCGGGTCCTGGGACCCGGCCACGGACCGCACGGACCGGGTCAAGTGGCCGGCGGTTCTGCACAGGGCCAGCCAGCTGACCGGGGTTCCGCTCGAGGAAAGCCGAACCCCCCGGGGCGCCTTCCCAGGGGGTTCGTCGGGGGACGGTCCGAACCGGGGGGCCGGGGTGGGGAAGGACCCGTCCGGTTCACCTGATGCGTACAATACCACGCCCGGACAAAATCTGTCAAGCGGCGGTGTGGACAATTCCGGTGGCCCGGTGGTGGATAAGTCTCTGGAACCGGACCAGGCCCTGGCCTACATCAGCCGCGCTGAAGTGGGTGACGCCGAGGCCATCCATCACCTGGTGGGGGACAGTGTGGCCTGGGACCCGGTGGTGGGGGCCTGGTATATCTGGGACGGCCACCGCTGGGAGCGGGATACGGCAGGGACCATCCCCCAAATTGTCTACCTGAAGCTGGTCCCGGCCTACGCGGACGTGGTCCGGCGCCTGGCCGATGAATACGCCCAGCTGGTGGCCCAGGGGAGGGGCGTAGACCGGGACCGGCTAAAGGCGGTACAGGACGCCCAAAAGGCCATCCAGGACCGCATAGGCCGGCTGCTGACAGCAAAGCGAATTGACAATACGCTGAAGCTCCTGAAGGCCATGACCGGGGTCCCCGCTGGCCGGTGGGACGCCCACCCCTACCTGCTGGCGGTGGCCAATGGGGTGGTAGACCTACGGACCGGGGCCCTGCTTCCGCCGGACCCCACCCTGTACCTGCGGACCACCAGCCCGGTCCGCTGGGACGGCCTGGACGCCCAGGCCCCCCGGTGGGAGCGTTTCCTGGATGAAATCTTCCAGGATAAGGACCCCACGGACCGGGCTGCTATCATCGGCTACCTTCAGCGCCTCCTGGGCTACAGCCTGACAGGGGACACGTCGGACCACCACTTCTCCGTCTGGTGGGGGGCCGCCGGCCGCAATGGCAAGGGGACCATCTTGACAGTCATGGGCTGGGTCCTGGGCCCCCTGGCTGGCAAGGTGGAAAAGGATGTGCTGGTGCGGCGCCACAACGCAGCCAGCGGCGCCGCCAGCCCCCACCTGTTTGACCTGAAGGGTAAGCGGTTTGCGTTTGTGGATGAGCTGTCGGACGGGGAGAAGTTGAACGTGGGCCAGGTCCAGGAGCTGACTGGTGGGGGTGTCCTGAAGGCCCGCCCCCTGTATGGCCAGCCGGACGAATGGACCATGACCCACCACCTGGTCCTGTCCACGAACCATCGGCCCCACGTCGCGGCAGAGGAAGAGGCATTCTGGCAGCGGGCCAGCCTGGTCCAATTCGGGATGCGCTTCTTAAAGAACCCCGACCCGAATGACCCCTGTCAGCGGCCGCAGGACCCCAACCTGCTGGATGCCCTACGGGCCGAGCTGCCAGGTATCCTGGCCTGGCTGGTCCGGGGCTGCCTGCTGTGGCAGCAAGAGGGGCGCCGCATCCGGGTCCCCGAGTGTATCCAGGCCTACACGGCCAGCTACCGTGAGGATGAGGACACCCTCGGGAACTTCCTGGCCGATGAATGTGTCCTTGACCGGCGGTTTGCGGTCAAGGCCAAGGAGCTGTACCAGGCCTATGTGGACTGGGCCGGGACCCAGGGCATCAGGCGGCCCCTGGCAGCATCCGAGTTTGGGATGCAGATGAAAATGCGGCCAGGGATTGACTACCACCGGACGGGGTCCGGCAGGGTGTATGTGGGGTTGGCGCTCCGGGGCAACACCCCCGGGACGGTCCGGGGTGAGGATGCCCCGGTGGCCGCCCCGGCGGCCGCCCCGGCGGCCACCAACGGGTCCACGGACGCCAAGGGCCTGGTGGAACGTCTCAAATCCCGAAAGGTTAGCCACGCCGACCTGCTCGAGCTGTAGGCCACGGCGGCCGGCCCGGGTGGGGGCGCCTTCCCCACCCGGGCCCACCATAGCAAGGGAAGGACATGACAGCACAACAACGGGGGACGGTTACCCAGCTGGCCCGCCAGCTGGCCGGCCAGCAGCTGGGGTGGGGGGAAGTCCAGCGCCTGGCCGACGAACACGGGGTCCTGGCCCACAGCCTGAGGGCGGCCATCAGCCGAGCCAGGGCAGAGGCCCTAGCCCGGGGGTGGGACATCCTCGAGGGCGGCCAGGCTGACCCGGGCGGACCGGGGGGTGGGGACCCCCTGGACCCCCCAGCGGCCCTGGCCCCGGCGATGGACCAGCCACTGGACCTGGACCTGGCCTGCTGGGCCTACGCCAGCGATTTCCACAGCCCACACCACAATGTCGCCTGGACCAAGCGGCTGGCCTACACGCTGGACCAGCGGGGGGTGGATACCCTGGTCATCGGCGGGGACTTCTTCGACTTTGCGGTCCCCAGCCGCCACCCCAGGACGGTACCGGCGGTCCCCCTCGAGGACGGGCTGGCCGTCGCGGGGAAGCTGCTCCGCTGGCTGGCGGCCCTGGTGGATCGGGTGGTTATTATCCCGGGGAACCACTGTCTTAGGATAACAGCGGCCCTGGGGGAGCCTGTGGAGTTCCGCCGAGTGGTGGGTATGGCCCTGTGCGATGACTGGCCCAGGGACAGCCTGGGACGGTCCAAGCTGACTATCACCAGCCTGGACTATGTCCACATCACCAGTGGTGGCCAGCCCTGGACCGTAGGCCACCCCCGGTGGTTTTCGGCCCAGCCGGGGAAGGGGGTCAGCCAGGTGGCCACCCTCAAACAGCGGCACATCATCGGCGCCCATAACCACATTGTAGGGATGGTCCGGTCAGCCTGTGGCCGCTACTGGGCCATAGACCCGGGCCATATGACGGACCCAAGCCTACACGCCTACCACCGCCAGTCCGATGGGCTGTCCAAATACCCGGCCTGGTCTAACGGGTTCGTGGTGGTGGAGGATGGCCGCCCTACGCTGTATGCGGACGGCCTGGTGGACTGGCCGGACCGGCTGCGCTAACTGACTGACGGGGATGGGCGGCGGTGGAGGGTGTGGGCGCCGTGGGTGGCGAGATAGCAACGCCCCGGCCGGGGAGGGCCGGGGCGCGTGAATGAGTGAGGGCCGGGGAGACACTCCCCGGCCCTGGTGGTGCGGGTGGTTATTGCACCACCTCGCGGAGCAGCTCGCGGGCGGCGGTGGAGGGTGTGGGCGCCATGGGTGGGGCGGGATTAGTCCGCTGTGGAGCGGGTCGCTCCGTCAGCGTGTTAGT